CCTTACCTGAGTACTCAACGTTGTCGCCTGGCTGGGTAACCAGTCAGTGAACACTGGGTGAATTCAGGGAAGCCCTAACGTAAAGCCGAGGGTAATCCTGAGCCAAGCCAACTAAGTTCGTAGTTGGAAGGTGCAGAGACTAGGCGGTAGATGACGCTTCATCTGTAATACGCCATTAGCGCCCAGCACCCTTAACAGGGTGAAGAGATAGTCCACCCCTTCAAGAAATTGGAGATCAGGAGAACGACTTTCCCAAGCTGTTGGGTGCGGAGCTGTACCGTCCCCATCCAGCTTATATCGTGGAAATGGCTTGCGAGCCTGTTGTAGTCCACGACTTTACAAAACAGCCGGGTCAAACCGTCCAGCTCGACCGCTATCGTTTCTGGGGTAACCCCGGTACAAAGACCAACCGTGAGCGTACCCAGGATCAAACCATTGGTACCGCTAACAGCCGGTCGATTGTTAAGGACAAAGTGCTGGTGTCTCTTCGTGAGTACACCGGTCCTGCTGACCCGAACAACGCTAACCTCCCGAGCACCTTCAAGATTGCTCGTGAGACTCTGATGACCGCTCAGCGTCTGCTGCTGGACACCGGGAACCTCAACATGTTCCACCAGTCCATCGGTTCGCTGACCCTCCTCGACGACTATCGCCGTTGGCGCGATCGTGTGTTCCTGGATGAGCTGTTCAAGTCTGAGTCCCGTGGTCAGTCTTCTGACACCCAGGGTGGTTACTACTATCCCAACGGTAAGGCCAAGACTGGCGCAACCACTCTGACTGCCTATAGCGCTACTGAGTATGCCTCTGAGCGTTATAAGTTCAACGTGAAGACCGACCTGCTTGACGTGGTGAAGAGCCTCCGCAAGCGTAACGTCCCCGTCTTTGCTGATGGCTACTACCGTTGTATCGCTGATCCTACCTTTATGAAGGATCTGCGTGCTGATCAGGGCTTCCGTGAAGTGGCTCGTTACCCTGGCTTTGCTCCTGGTAACCCCATCATGAGCGGCATGAATCCTAACGCTGCTATCTATGGTGGCGGTCAGTACGGTCAAGCTCAATTCGTTGGTGGTGAGCCCACGATGCCTTCCGGCTTTGTGTTTGAAGGTGTGCGGTTCTTTGAGTCCACTAACTTCCCCTCCAAGACCATTACCGTTGACATTGGCGACGGTTCTGGTGCAATCTCTCACGACACTCCTCCTGCTCTGTTCTTCGGTCCTCAGGCCGTGGGCGTGGGCATCGGTGGTCCTAACGCTCAGGTGCTCATCAACAACAACGATGACTTCAGCCGCTTTATCATCCTGATTTGGCAGCTGTACGCTGGCTTTGCCAACCTGAACAAGGACTTCGTGACCACTGCGTTTACCATTGTTTGAGGAAGGAGGTAATTAAAAATGGCTACTTACAAGTCCAATGCTGGTGCTATTCTGCAGCCCGGCAATCAAATCAACCGTCTCTCTTCCTTTAACACTGAAGGTGTTTATGGTTGGCCTGGTGTCGAAGCTTTCGAGCTGATTGGCTATGCCAAAGTGACCAACCTGGCTGCTGACAAAGCCTCCTATAAGAGCTTTGATATCACCATCCCTTCTCCTGATCGTCGTCCTGATGATCGTGTGCGTGACAACCGCACTTCTATGGTGGTGAGCGCAAGTGCTGCGCGTCCCGCTTATATCTACGGCGCTTCTATTGCTATTGGCCAGGATATTCCTGCTGGTGGCGAACCGAGCTTCCCTGCCTCTCCTGTGACCGCTGATATTGGTGGTACCAGCACCGAGGGTCTGCTGCTTGGTCCTAACAATGGTGGCGCTCCTTTTGGTGTGCCTGCAACTCAAGCCAATGGTCTTGCTGCTGCTAGCTCCATCATCTCAGCAACCAGCTCCCTGTTTGCTCAGGGTCTGACCGACACCACTGTTGCTGACCTGCCTTTCTGGACGACTGTTACCACTGCCGGTATCGACGACCAGGATGCTGCAAACTCCATGTTCTACAAGGTGACCGCTGACACCACCTTTAAGGTGTTCAACGTCAACGGCGTGACCTCTACGACTGTGGATGGCGACGGTGTGTTCATCAGCCAAGCTGATTACGATGCTGGTCGCGCTGGTTACATTCTGTGCCGCGTGAACTACCTGCGTCCTGCTGCTGGCGTGAGCTGGGAAGATATCAATGAGTTCATTGATTTTGCTTCTCAGGTTGGCGGCACTGATAGCTGATCTTAGTTGATTAGCTGAGTTGAGGTTGGTATTGTATTGGTAGCTGTTATTCCTTGAATGCTCTACCAATACAAGCCAACTGGTCAACTTGTTGAGATGATCTCTCACCATGGGGACGGGATCATGATGTGCATTGATTCACAAGATGAAGTCATGTACATTGATCGTGAAGATCTCGTTCCCCATATCAATGCTACTAATGAGCGGGATCTGACCGAGCAACGCCTAACTGAAAAGTTGAAAGAAGAAGGCGTTAATCCTCCGACTCCCACAAATAAAGAAACCTTCCCTATTGATACTCGCATTAACATCAATACTGCGAGCGCACGACAGATTGCTGACCATTTACCTGGAGTAGGATTGAAAACAGCAAGGGATATTAAGGATTTACAAACCTCAATGCCTGCTGAAAAGTTTGTCCGTTTAGATCAACTTAAAGCTATTAAGCGTGTTGATTGGGATGAAATTATTAAAGAAAATCTTATTCGAGTTGAATAATGCAGCTTGATAGTTTCCTTAAGTCAAAGATTCGGTGGCATCTTGGCTATAACACCACTTCCATTCCTGCTGGTGATTTAGCAAGGCTTGAGGAAGCTATGAATAATGTACCGGATTCATTCTGGTACCAGAAATTGGTTGAACAAGTCAGCCGGTGTGATGAAGCTGAAAAGCGCACCGACATGACTGGCAGTGCAAATAACTTTGCAGTTCCTCGTAACCGTTTAGAGAATATTGCTGGTGATGTTGACCGTACTATTACAACGACTGATTTTAAAGAAACATTAAAAACTTGGACTGACATTTATCTGTATGAAACTGATCGCTTAGCTCTTCATTTGTACGTCGCTAATTATAGAAACCCTATGCAAGCCCGCTATCGCTTCGAGCGGGAAGGCGCTGAATTCATTCAAGCCTTACCTGGACCTGCAGACGTTGCTGTTGGAACCCGCTTCTACTTCGAGTACAACTTCCGTTAAACCGATGTCTGAACTACGCCAACGTTACGAAGAATATCTTCAACGTCCTCAAGTACGTTCACTTCTTAATACTTTGCGCTATGCAGAAGGAACTGCTGGAGAACAAGGATATCGCACAATGTTTGGTGGTGGGAAGTTTGATGTTTCTAAAGGATGGAAGCATCCAGATAAAGTTATTAGCAGTGGTGGATACAATAGTGCTGCTGCTGGCGGCTATCAGTTTTTACCTGGAACTTGGCAAGGCGCAGCTAAAGCTTTAGGCCTGTCTGATTTTAGCCCTAAATCTCAAGATCTTGCTGCTCTTTATTTAGTTGATAAAAAGCGTGGTGCATTAGACCCATTCCTAAAAGGAGAAAAATTTGGAACTGTTATTAACAAGCTTGCTCCAGAGTGGGCTTCATTGCCAACATCTAGTGGTGGAAGCTACTACGGACAACCTGTTAAAAAACTCGGTGACCTGTATCAATATTACGAACAGCAAAAGCAACAAGTTGCTAAACAACCTACAACTCCTAGCCAACCGCAGCAAGTACAGCAAATACAAACCGCTCAGAAACCGAGCGGAGTGCCAAACATTAATATCTTTGTAGGCAGTGGGCAGAAACAATCTTCCAAGAATGTTTTTCAAGACTTCTTAGAAAAGTTCACTAGGAAAGCTTTTGCTCGTCCACAGTCTAGTGTTCCTACTGTTGGTGATATTAGTCAGCAGTTGCTTGGAACTGAATCGGTTAATTACTTTAGCTGATCATGGCAGGAATCATTCAAGCAGGCTACATCGCGCGTCCAGGAGAAGACATCTTTCCTACAACTGGACCGCATCTAGATGTACGGGTTAAGAAAGCTGGTAAATACATTGATCCTGCTACTTGGCGGAGTGGTCTTCAAAACCTGTTGATTGGAGAAAAGAAAACCCCTCTTTATCAACAAACAAAAGACGGATTCAAACCAGGCTTTACAGTTACCTCCCCTTTTGGAAACAGGACTGCTCCTGTTGCTGGCGCATCTACATTCCATAGAGGAATTGACTTTGGTATTGCTGGGGGCACCCCACTGTACTGGCGTGGAGCAGGTGCCTTTAAACCTGGCAAGGGTCTAGGCACCATTCAGACTCCAGAAGGTTTTGAAATTGAGTTGCTCCACACTAAAGGTGGTAAAGAAGCAACCTTGATGGGTCAGCCTGCTGTTGCAGCACAACAAGCAACGCAACAGCAGCCTTCTCAACAGATTGCTCAACAACTTCCTCAGGACATTAATATTTTCATTGATTCATCAATGCTAGGTAAAGAAGAAGAGAAAGCAACTCCGGAAGATTTTCTTAAGCAGTATGCACTAGAAAGGTTTGCTGTTCAACCTTCTAATGTCATGAGTAACATTAGTTCATTCTTAATGCAGACACCGAAGAAGAATTATTTTGCATGAGATTTGCTAACGTTCCTGGTTATAGTGCTGCTTATCCTGTTAACTACAGCAACATGTATCAGGATTACAACATGACCACAGCAGGGTTTGCTGATCCATTTCAACCCCAGATGAAAGAACAACATAGCCCTTGTTCTTATGTAGTGGGTTACAACGGTAGTAATGATCCACGCTATCAGCTAAACAATCCTGCTTACATGCGTGAAGTAGATCGTTCTGCTAGTGATAACGTGCCCTCTGTTATTCTTAATAAAAGACCAATTCAGAATCAGTTCTAGTGGCATATACAAAGCCTGAGATGCGTGAGCGCATCAAAGATCGCATCATGGCTAACTCCAAAGGAGGCAAACCTGGTCAATGGAGCGCACGTAAAGCTCAGCTTCTGGCACAAGAATACAAGAAAAAAGGTGGTGGCTATAAAGGAGAAAAAACAGAAGGACAAAAATCTTTGAAACGTTGGGGTGAACAGAAGTGGATGACGCGTGAAGAGTTTGAAAAAAAGAAAAATGGCTGATAAAGCAATTGAACCCGGCAAGAAAGAAACAGAACGTTATCTTCCTGAAAAAGCCTGGGCTAGGCTTTCACCAGAGCAGCGCAAAGATACTGATGAAAAGAAACGTCGTGAATCTCGCACTGGTAAACAATTTGTAGAGAATACTGAGACTGCAAAGAAAGCACGTCGTGCTGTTGAGCTTGCTACCAAACACAAATCATGATTAATCCTTTAGAAGACTACAGCGTAGAAGTAGGTGGAAGGGGGCTTGGTCGTGTACGGGGCGATGAGACACCCGGTCTTCGTGCGCTTCCTGGAGATTATGAACCTGACAGTAGACCGCTTCCTGGCGACTACCGTATGGCAGGAAGCCGGATCAAAGGAATTGCACAATATGATCCAATGATTTACAAGAAACTGTTTGCTTAGAGTTGCGCTACAATAGCTTTAGCAGTTGAATTGTTAGCACGTGGCCAGTACCGCAACCAATAAATTACCGGCGATGATTGATCGCCCGTTACTGAACAGTACTTTAGTAACGGTTGCGTCTGGCCAGTTGTTCTCTACTAGCTTGATTCCAACTGCTGTTGGTAATGCTACCAATGTTCTTGATGTTGATAGCTCGCTGACAGATACTTCTGTTAGTGGCGCTTACATTGATGAGATCTGGATTCGTTATAGCAAAGAACGTAATATCTTTTTAGACGCACAGACTGCTACAGCAGGTACTTACTCTGCCAACTCTACGGATGTTGTTGTTACAATTGCAGCAGGACACAATATCAAAGTAGGCGATGAAGTTTTCTTAGATTTCCAAACTTACAGTTCAGGTACAACGCCTATTGACCTGACGACAACTGTTACTGCGATCACGCCTACAACCTTTACTGCTACAGTTCCTAGCGTTTCCGGTCCTATCACCGGTAGTGTTAATGTTTATCCTCCGATTAACATTGGTTTCTACGTTGTAGCAACTAGCAGCATAACTAATACAAACCAATTCTTCCCTTTATTTACCGTTAGTATTCCTGCAACTGTTAACGGTCAAAACTACAGTTTAACTTTAAAGGAAATTCTTCCTTTGATTAATCACCCAGTGCCTCATGCTGGTGCAAACTTTGGTTCTGCTAACAATGAAGTAGCACCAAAGAATCGGGGCTTGGTTATCCAACGTGGACAAGCACTCTATGCAGCCGTCAGCGGTACAACCTCTTTAACGAATGGCTTCTACATTAACGTTCAAGGCGGTTACTACTAAAGCGTGAAAGACATCACCAGTTGGTCTCGGGAGCTGAACTACGAAAACTGGCGCCGTACTGTTGAGATGGCCAATCAGTGGCGTCGTATGCTAGATGTTCCCGAAGTAAATTATCCTTATCCGGGAGATCCCAGAGACGGGCTTTCTTTAAATGTCCAGGCGTAAAGATAGTTTTGGCGGACGATTTGATAGTAGCTTTAAAACTTTTTCTGACAAAATTAATAAAGCTGCTCTTAAGAAAGACTTTGACGTAGCTGATAATCCATTTGATTTTGAACCTGCTGATCGTAATCAAATCAGTCGCATCCGCTTTTATAACCATGACTCCATGTGGAACCGCTGGCGTCGTGGCTATGAGCTGTATTCGTTAACGCAGACCTACCTAGGAAGCGGAGCAACAGGACGAAACACGCGTGGTGACTTCAGGATGTACTGCGCCTTCCAGCAGTTCCCTGGAGTCTTTATTCCTGCAAGGATGTTTACATTCCCTAGTACTCATAGTGAGATCGGGGAGCAGATGGTTGGTATCCGTGATGTCAACTCTTTTAATTTCTACAACTTTGGTTTACCGATCCTTGGTGTTCGCTATATGCAAACAGCAAAGACAGGAACCTACATCCAAAGTGGAACTACAATCACCGTAACAATCTCAGACCACGGATATGAAACTGGTGATTCCATCTATTTAGATGTTACCAGTGGTGGAGGTGTTGATGATACGTTAACAGTTACTTCTGCAACGCAGAACACTTTTACTTGTACTGCTGCAGCTGCAGTCACCACATCAGGGAATGTTTCTACTCAACGTGTAACTACATTTACAGATCCATTCTGGACTGAACAGCGCGTTAGGATTCGTTCAATTCCTACTCCAGTCACCTTTTTTGCTGGTGAGCGATTGGTTGATCGCGTTATTGAGAGAGACCCTGGACTGTTTTCTACCTACAGCCGAACAGGTTCTACTGTTACTATTACTTGCACCAGTGCGCATGGACTCTCCACTGGCAATGAAGTCTTTGTTGCAGTCACAAGTGGCAATGTTCCGTCTGGTTTATATGTTATTACTGTGTTGAATTCAACACAATTCACCATTACAACATTAGCAAGTGGCTCAACAACTGGAGCATTGATTGTAAATAGGAGGATCCGAGGTTTTGACTACAACGATTATGTAGGCTATACCGTTACGGGTACTGATCTGTCTACGAATGAAATTAAGTTTCAACGAACTGATAGCTATGGATCTAGATTATTTGATCCGGTCACTAACCTACCATCTTCAACTAATCAGGGAATACCTAAAACAATTGTTCCAGCACATCGTGGATTTGAAGTTGGACGCTATCTAACTACTGAGATTCGTTATCATTGCACCTGTCAAGATTATTTAAAGCGTGAGACGTTTGATTTCTACAAAGAACAGCAACGTCGGAAATTTCCTAATACAAAAGCAGGATCTGTTCGCCCTGGCTTCAGATTAGATCGTGATGGCAATTTAATTGAAACGCGGGATGACATTGGCGTGTATGCTGACTTTGGTTATCTTGTACTCAATAACTTCTATCAACTTCCAGCCTACGAAGATACAGCTGATAATTCAAGACCACTTCTCGCTTACTATCAACTCCGCTGGTGTAAACATATTTATGCTGCCATGTGGTCTGTTGTCCACGACGAGGGCAATGATCCTTTAAATCTGACAGGACGATACAGCCAGAGTGGGGTTAACATCACTGTCACAACAGATGAACCTCATGGGTTGAGCTTAAATACCCGCATTAACATTGACTTTACAAGCGGTGATGCACTGGATGGTGAGTACATTGTTAGTCAGGTTATAGACGCTAATAACTTTGCTATTATCTATCCTTTTGATCAAACTACAGGTGGTTATTGTACGGTCCAGAACTTACGTCCCCATGAGTATGTCAACACTTGGTTACTAGAACCAAATGATCCTCCTGTTGGAGAGATGGCGGAGGTATTTACAAAAAAGATCGAGAAAGAGAATAGTTCACTTAAAAAAGCTGCAGAACGCTTAGCCATGATGGGCTATGGAATGCCTTGGACTGGAGCAAAATCAATTAACGGAGATCGTAACCAACCTACGCAGGTAGCAAACTTTGATCCTAATCTCGTCACGTTAAGTGTGACAGATAACATCAAGCGCAACGCTGATTACAATCCCAACGATCCTAATAGCGACCGGTTTAGTTTTACTGGTATCCCGTTGAATACAACGACAACCATGATGACGGTCATGCAGAAAATGTTGAATATTGATATGAACCTTATTAATGCTGCCAAATTTGGTATGCTTGATCAACCTCTTACTGATTACAACTCAGACTTTAGATTTGGTGAGATTGATTGCGGAACTTATCTTAACGGTAATCCAGCAGACTACAATCCTTCTACTGGCGTAAGAACCTCTGATCTATTAGACTGCGGTACATATGTTAACGGTGTTCCTACAACACCTCCATTTACTCAGATTGATTGCGGTATCTACTTTAATACTTAACGATGGCAGTTCAAATTCTTCGCTTACGGTCTAGCCTTCTCTACGACCGCATCTTTCCTAGTCGGCTTGGGGATGGTGAGTTAGCTCTTAATACACACCCAACTGAACCTGGACTTTATTTTCGTGACAGTAGCGGCTCTCCTGATGTCATTAAGGTTGGTCCTATCCATGTTGGTGCTACCGCTCCCAACGCTGTCCCCACTGGCTACACAGGCTTAAGTAAAGGAGAAAGCTGGTTAGATCAGGCCAGTACTCAAATCTTTAAAATCTATGATGGCACCACCTGGCAAACACCTAAAGCGGTAGCATCTACGTCAGCCAGTGGTTTTCCGGCCTCTCCGATTGACGGTCAACTTCACTATGATAAATCAGCACCTGGTCTTTATCTTTATAACGGAACTACTGCAAGCTGGGTATCAATTTAAATTTTGTGATTAATCATGTGATCCCAGATCCGATCAAGCTTCTGATGGACAGCTTGCATTTCACGAAGAAAATCCTGTTTTAAAACGTAGTCGCGGATAATAGTGTTTTCAAGTTTATCGCAGTCGTGTTCAATTTTTTGAAAACGCTCATCAATCTTTTTATTAAACTCAGCTAAAGATCTTGATAGACCGGTAAATGCTGCAAGACCTGCAGTAATTGCGGCAATAATTACTTCCGGTGTCATTGAACAATTATTTCTCTTTTCCAGTCTAAAGGGTGTAACGATTTAGAATAAATAACAGGACAACAAAGATCTGTGGCTACTGGATACGAACCTAATATTGAAGGTGCTTTAGCAGTCCTTATTGACTTAATGATAGGAGAAGGTGTCCCCATGGCACGAGAACCATACGCACCTAACTTTCGTGGCCTTGTTGACGCACTGATTGATCTCAAAGAAGGTTTCCCCACACGTAGTAGTGGTAGCTTTGAGATTAATTTAATTGCTGGAGAAACACTTGTTCAAGGTCAAGCTGTTTATATCAATGCAAATGATGGTAAAGTTTATAAAGCAATTGCTAGCGGTACCGTTGATCAAGCAACTGTTCTAGGTTTTGCAAAAGAAAATAAGAACGCTAGTTTAACAGTTACCATCCAGGTTGGAGGTGTACTTTCTATTTCAGGTTTAGATCAAGGAGAAATTTATTTCCTCTCAGCAGTTTCTGCGGGTTCTATCACACTGACACCTCCCTCTGGTGCAGGAGAATATGTAACCCGTGTTGGAGAAGCAGGCAGTACTGCACAGCTCTGTATTAAACCTGAAGTCCCCATCCTTCTAAGTTAAGAGAATGGCTACACGTAAAGCTATAGCTTTAGTCAATGGTTATCTGGAGGAAGTTAATACTCCAACAGATAAACTTGACTTAGCGGGTAATACTACTACTGATCTCACTGAAGGTACTAATCTTTACTACACCGATGCACGAGCACGTGGTGCTATCAGTGTTACAGATGCAGGTGGCGCGGGCTCTTTAAGTTATAACAGTGGCACTGGTGTTATCGCTTACACCGGTCCTGGTGATGCAGAAATTCGCGGACTTTTTTCTGCTACCAACAGTGGTACTGGATTTGGCAGCCTTACCTATGACAATAGCACTGGTGTTTTTACTTATAGCGTTGTAACTGCATCTGATATCCGTCAGCAGATTTCTGTTACAGATGCAGGCGGTGACGGCTCTTTAAGCTATGACAATACAACTGGCGTTATTACTTACACAGGTCCAAGTGGGACTGATGTACGTTCTTTCTTCAGTGTAGCTGTCGGATCGGGTTTAACTTATAACAGCAGTACCGGTGAGTTTGGAACTAGTGCAATTCCTAATGCTCAACTTGCTAACAGTTCTTTTACTCTTGGTGGAACTCTTGTTAATTTAGGAGATACAAAGGCAAGTCTTGCTGGATTCACCTCTATTGAATCCACAACATTTAATTCAGGCCCAGCTGGTTCAGCAAATAACATTGGAATTAGTGGCGGTTCAATCACCTATGAGGGAGCTACTGGTTTAAACAGTTTTACAACTTCTCTTGGTGTTGTTGATCCGACTGCAGTTAATACAATTAATCTCCCGGACGCAAGCGGGACTGTTGCTCTCCTGACCAGTTTTTCCGTTGCAGCTGGTTCAGGACTTACTTATAACAGCAGTACTGGCGAGTTTGGAACTAATGCAATTCCTAATGCACAGCTTGCGAACTCTTCTATTACGCTGGGCAGTACGTCAGTTGCGCTAGGCACAACAGCAACATCTATTGCTGGCCTTACCTCCATTACATCAACGACTGTTAGTGCAGGTACAGGAGCAACACAAGGTACATTAGTTGCGGCTGGGCAAGGTATTCTTCAATTTGCTGATTCGGATAGCAGTAACTATGTTGCTTTCCAGGCACCTGCAACTGTCACTAGTAACGTCACCTGGACCCTCCCCAGTACAGATGCAGCAGTCTCTGGTTATGCCTTAGTTAGTGATGCTGCTGGCACCCTCTCATGGGCTGCTGCTGGCGGCGGAGCAACAGGCGGTGGAAGCGATAAGGTCTTCTTTGAAAATGATCAAACAGTAACAACAAACTATACAATCACAGCAGGTAAGAATGCAATGTCAGCTGGTCCGATTACAATTAATTCAGGCGTAACTGTAACAGTTCCTTCTGGTTCTAACTGGGTGATTGTCTAATGACTTTAAATTTAAGCGGATCTACAGGTGTCTCTGGTGTTGACGGAAGTGCAGCAACACCAGCTCTTCAAGGTAATGATACAAATACAGGAATTAGTTTTGGTACTGATGTAATTATTGCTAGT